ATGGCTGAGGATCTGGCGAAGCAGCTGCGCGACATCGCGGTCAATGGTGACAGTCTGTTCTCACGGCGCTACATCCGCACTCTCGAGCGATCCGCCTCACGCCTTGATGCCTTAGAGGCGCGACTTTCAGCGCTCGCCGAGGCGGAGCGTGAGATGCGGAGCCTCGAGAAGATCGAGGCCAAGTTCGCCCTTCTGAAGAACGCATGCGATCTGTTGAGCCAGGAGATCGCCGCCGCTCGCGGAAGCGAGCGTAGCACATCGCGCGGCCTCCCGACCAAGTGGTCGGATTGCTGGGCGGTATTCCTTCGGGAGCGTTGCTCTTGCACGGGGCGTGACGAAGACCGCTTGCCTTCGACCGCACTGATCTCGGCCTTCCGCGAATGGCTGCTGCAGCGGGGTGAGGGGGACTGCGGCCCGGTCACGGCGAGTAAGGCTCTAGCCGCTCTTGTGCCGATATGGCGGTGTGCTGAGACCGGCCGGAGCCTCGACAGGCATAAGGCGGGCACGACCTACTACAGGGGATTGGCGTTCAAGCCTGCGTCAACGTCCGATGATGGCGCCTCACCCCGCACCCCGGCGGCGGTGAACGCAGCGGAAGGAACGCCTTCTCGGGTGAGACGGCGCAGGAAGATAGGCAACGAGGCGCAGGCATGAACGTAAAGCCGGGCCAAGCCGCCTTCTTGCGGGTCGTGTTGGCTATTGCCTTCCTTCGTAGTGCTGGTATCCTGTTGGGTGCTTTCCGCATGCCCCGCACCCCGCTTGGCGCCGGTTACGGGAGGCTAGGGAGGCTAGGGAGGCTAGCTGCAGGTAACGTGTATGCGCGCGAGAATAGTGCGCTCCTGCATTTCTATCTCTCTCTTACGCGTTATTTCCAAAAAGCCTCCCTAGCCTCCCTAGCCTCCCATAGAAGAAATAACCTGCTCATTTCTAACGATGAAATGCCCATCAAATCTATGGGACGCTACGGGTTTCCCGGTGCGCTAGCCTCCCTAGCCTCCCATAAGCAGGGGAATGAAATCAACATATTGTGCGCAAATGCGTGGCAGCACAACATGTTGTCTTCCCGGTTTGGGGAGTGCTGACGATGCCCCACACGTTGACCAAGGAAGAAAGGCTGGAGGCAGCATCTTGGGTGGCGGAAGCCGTGCGCACCCTGCTTGGAGACATTCGCGCAGAGACAGGATGGCCGGCAGAAGTGATCCTCAGCGGCGCCCATGCCGAGGTGGTAACGCTCCTGGCGATGAGCGTGGGCGGCCCGGTGGCGGCCTCAATGGCGGAGCAATCAGCCGACCGCGTTCGCTCCTTGCCGTCTCTGGGCGCCGTCATCCTTGGGATGACGCCTGTGGCGGGGTCAGCGTGATGCAGGCGGCGCGAGCCTACCGGGGCGGGGGGGTGGTCCTGAACTTTCGGCCCTTTGAGGGGACCGGCGCGGGGAACCTCGCGCGATATTTGCGGGAATTGGGAGTTTTCAATGGGTTACGCTGAAAGACCCGTCAGAAGGAAGGCCGCCGACCTGCCGGAGCTGGACAGGTTCCGCTTCGATGAAATGGTGAACGGGGACCGGAAGGTATGGGGCCTGCCTGCAATTGCGCAGGTCCTGGGGTGCGGGGTGGACAAGGCGCGGCGGCTGGCGAACGATCCGTCCACCGGGGCGCCGATCTCGAAGAAGGGCGGGCAGTATTTCGCCCTGCGGAACCGCCTCCTCGCCTGGCTCGTCGAGGGCGACCAATGAAAACCAACGGAACCCAACGGTTTCCAAGGGCTGCGCGGATTGCCCGCTCTCCGGGCCTGAGCCCATGCTGGCGGCATGAAACTCTGGCCCCTCACCCGCAAGTCGCTCGCCACCCCGTCCGAGGATCTCTCGGCCATCTTCGGGGTGACGCCGACCATCTCCGGCGCCTCGGTCACGCCGCTTGAGGCGCTGAAGGTGCCTGCGGTCTCGGCGGCCGTGCGCACCATCTCGGAGGCCGCCGCCACGCTCGACGTGAAGGTGGTCGAGATCGCCGCGAATGGCCGCGAGACCGACACGCCGGCGCACCCGATCCTGCCCCTCCTGCGCGACCGGGCGAACGACTGGACCTCCGGCTCCGAGCTGATCCGGGATCTCGTGATCGACGCCCTCCTGACCGATATCGGCGCGCTGGCGTGGGTGAACCGCATCGACGGCCGCCCTGTCGAGGTCATCCACTACCGGCGCGGGGTGATGGCGGTCGAGTTCGACCAGGCCACGGGCGAACCCCGCTACAGCCTGAACAGCACCCCCCTGCGCTCCTCCGACGTGATTCACCTGCGCGAGCCCTTCGGCCGCTGCCCGGTGACGCTGGCGCGCGAGGCCATCGCCGCTGCCATCGTGATGGAGCGCCACGCGGCTCGCCTCTTCGGCCGGGGCGCCCGCCCCTCCGGGGTCCTATCCTTCCCGAAGGGCATGGGCGACGAGGCAGTGAAGAAGGCGCGGATCGCGTGGCGCTCGACGCACGAGGGGCAGGATGCGGGCGGCGCCACGGCGATCCTCTACGACGGCGCGACGTTCCAGCCGCTCACCCTCGCCAGCACGGATGCGCAGTTCCTCGAGAACCGCAAGTTCCAGATCACCGAGATTGCGCGCGCCTTCAACATCCCGGCGCCGATGATCGGCGACCTCGAGCGCGCGACCTGGGGCAACGCCGAGCAGAAGGCGAAGGAGTTCCTGAGCTACTGCCTCGAGCCGCGCCTCAAGGCGCTGGAGGGCGCCCTCGGCCGGGCGCTTCTGACGGAGGAGGAGCGCGGGCGCTTCGCCATCCGCTTCGACCGCGACGACATCAGCCGCGCCGATCTCGCGACCCGCTCCACCACGATCAACTCGCTCATCACAAGTCAGGTGCTGAACCCGAACGAGGGCCGCGCCTGGCTGGGCATGGAGCCGCGTCAGGGCGGCGACGAATTCCGCAATCCGAACATCACGGCCGCCTCCGAGCCGCCGCAACAGGAGCCGCCGAATGCTGAATGATCTGAGCGCCATCCTCGCCGATGCGGAAGACCAGGAGCGCGGCGTCTGGTTCGATCTCCTCGACCCGGTGACGGGCACTGCCACCGGGATGCGCGTCCGCGTGGCCGGGCCCGACAGCCGGACGCAGGCGAAGGCCCGCCTCGCGCTCGCCGATGAGCTGGCGGAGGCCGCGGACATGGAGGGCCGCGTCTCGGCCGAGGCTCGGGAGCGCGCCCGCGTCAACAGCCTCGCGCGCTGCGTGCTGGGCTGGGAGATCACGCAGGACGGCGAGCTCGTGCCCTTCACCCATGCGAACGTGGTGCGCCTCCTGAGGGCGGCGACTTGGGTGGAGGCGCAGATCGATGCCTATGCCGCCGACCGGCGCGCGCACCGCGGAGGCCGCTGATGGAGCGCGCATTCCTCGAGACGAAGATCCTGGCGGATGCGGCCGGCGCCATCTCCGGCGTGGCGTGGAAGTTCGCCACGGCCGACCGGATCGGCGACATGGTCGAGAAGGGTGCATTCGCGGGCGTCTCCCTGCCGCTCCCCATGCTCTTCGGCCACGACATGAGCGACCCCATCGGCGTCTGGGATGCCGCCTCCGAGAAGGCGGATGGGCTCCACCTGTCCGGCAGGCTCCTGGTGGACGAGCTGCCGCGGGCGCGCGAGGTGCGCGCGCTCGTCCAGGCGGGGGCCGTCCGCGGGATCTCCATCGGCTTCGTGACGAAGAAGGCCGCGCCGCGCGCCGGGGGCGGGCGGACGATCAAGGCGCTCGAACTGGTCGAGGCGTCCCTCGTGGTTGTCCCGATGCACCCCGGCGCGAGGGTCACCTCGGCCAAAGATGCGGTGAGCGCCCTGCGCCTCGCCGAAGCACTCCAACGCGCTACGGCGCAGCTCGCAGCGAGGAAATGATGCGGCACATGACGAAGGACCAGCTGCTCGGCAGCACCAAGCTCGACCGGAAGGGCGAGGAGGACGATCCGGCCGGGATCGTCACGAAGGCGCTCGAGGATCTGTCGAAGACGCTCAATGAGCGGATCGGCGACCTCGAGAAGAAAGCCGACACGTCGCCGCTCGTCGCGCGGCTCGACAAGCTCGAGGCGAAGGTGAACCGCCCCGGCACGACCGAGCCGAAGCCCGAGGCTGAGGTCGAGCGCAAGGCGTTCGGCGCCTATCTGCGCTCCGGCCCCGCGGCCCCGGCCGAGGAGCTGAAGGCGCTGACAGTCTCCAGCGATCCGCAGGGCGGCTATCTGGCGCCCGCCGAAATGTCGACCGAGTTCATCCGCGACCTGGTCGAGTTCTCGCCCGTCCGCGGCGTGGCGGCGATCCGCGGCACGGCCGCGCCCTCGGTGATCTACCCGACCCGTACCGGCATCACGAATGCGAAGTGGAAGGGCGAGACGCAGGCGCAGGAGGCCTCCGAGCCGGGCTTCGGTCAGGCCGAGGTCGTGGTGAAGGAGGTCAACACCTACGTCGATATCTCGAACCAGCTCCTCGCGGACAGCGCCGGGCAGGCCGAGGCCGAGGTTCGCCTCGCGCTCGCCGAGGACTTCGGCCAGAAGGAGGGCCTCGCCTTCGTGTCCGGTGACGGCGTGCTCGCGCCGGAAGGCTTCATGAACGCGGCCGGCATCTCCTACACCGCCAACGGCCACGCGACCGATCTCAAGGCCGACGCGCTCATCACCATGCTCTATGCGATCCCGGCGACCCACCGGAACCGCGGCGCGTGGGCCATGAACGGCACCACGCTCGGCGTCCTGCGGAAGCTGAAGGACGGACAGGGCAACTTCCTGTGGCAGCCGTCCTATCAGGCGGGCCAGCCCGAGACGATCCTCGGCCGCCCGGTGGTCGAGATGGTGGACATGCCCGACCTCGAATCCGGCTCGTTCCCCATCGCCTATGCGGACTGGTCGGGCTACCGGATCGTGGACCGCACGAGCCTGAGCATCCTGGTCAACCCCTACATCAAGGCGACCGAGGGCCTGACCCGCATCCATGCGACCCGCCGTGTCGGCGGCCGCGTCCTGCAGCCTGCGAAGTTCCGCAAGCTGAAGATGGCCACCTCGTAAGGAGCACGCGACATGCGCGACATGTATTCGAACATCAAGGCGGTGGCGGCCCTCGCTCCGGCCATCCAGTCCGCGGCGGCCAACGGCGCCACCATCGACCTTCTCGGCGTCTCGGCGGCGGCCTTCGTGGTCAACACGGGCGCCATCGTCAGCTCGGGCGACTTCGGCGTGAAGCTCCAGGAGAGCGACGACGGCACGAGCTGGGGCGACGTGGCGGCGGGCTCGGTGAAGTCCGACGCCCCGGCCACACTCGAGGCCTCGAAGAGCTACCGGCTCGGCTACACCGGCCACAAGCGTTACGCCCGCGTGGCGCTGACGAAGGCCGGCGGGACGAGCATCGCAGCCGGTGCCGTGGCGATCCTGAACCCGCTCGACAAGCCGGTGGCCTGACGATGCCCGGGAAGCCCCCTCGGATCTGCGGCTGTGGCCGGAAGGTCCCGGCGGGGCTTCGCTGCGAATGCCAGGCCAAGGCGGACGCGGAGCGCAAGGCACGGTTCGACCGAACCCGCCCCAGCTCCAGCGCCCGCGGCTACACCTCGAAGTGGGAGCGCGCGCGGGCCGAGTTTCTCGCCGCGCACCCCTTCTGCCGCCGCTGCGGCGCCCCGGCCACGGTCGTGGATCACGTCAAACCGCACAGGGGCGATGCCGCCCTCTTCTGGGATCGGAAGAACTGGCAGGCCCTGTGCGTCAACCATCATTCGAGCGCCAAGCAATCCGAGGAGCGGCGCGCAGCACGAGGACAACGGAAATGATTTTCGCAACGAACGGCGCGAAATGCTACATCGGCGGGGTGATCGCCGACCCGGGCGCGGACGTGACCGAGACGACCTTCGCCTCCCAGACCTGGACCGAGATCAAGGAGGTCGAGAGCATCGGCACCTTCGGCGACACGGCGTCCGAGATCACGTTCGAGTCGGTGAGCCAGAGCCGCACGAAGCGTCTCAAGGGCACCCGGAACGCGGGCTCCATGGATCTCGTCTGCGGCATCGACTACGCCGATGCGGGCCAGCTCGCGCTGATCGCGGCCGAGAAGACGATCCACGACTACGCCTTCCGGATCGTGTTCAACGACGCCCCGGCCGGCGGTACGCCCTCCGAGCGGCTGTTCATCGCGAAGGTGGGCAGCGCGGCCGAGGCCATGGACACGGCGAATGCGGTCATGAAGCTGAACGCCTCGCTCTGGATCAACTCGAACATCGTCCGCATCAACGCCGAGGCCTGATCCCATGCTGTTGCCGACCGCCGGCGGGCGCCTCTTCATCTCCGCACTGCCCGTCCTGTCCTGGACGGAGGTCGCGCATGTCGAGGCGCTCGGCACGGTCGGCATCGAATGGGACACCGAAAACGCGAACGGCTTCTCCAACAACGAGCTTGGGCAGGCCGTGAGGGTCTTCAAGACAACGATCCGGCCGAGCGTGATGCAGATCGTGATGGGCATCGAAGCCGCAGACCCGGGCCAGTTGCTCGTCTGGCAGGCGGTCAGATCCTATGACGAATATGCGTTCCGGCTGACCTTCCCGGGGGTGGCCGCGGCGCGCAACTGGCGCGGCCTCGTGACCGCGTTCCGCGAGATCTTCGACACGGCCAACAGCGTGATCCGCCTGCAGGCCGACGTGCATGTTGCCAGCTATGACCGGGAGGCGACCGCGCCATGACGACCGCCATCACCCTCGACGAGCTGAAGGCACAGCTATCGTTCACCGACGACATCGGCGCAACGGACGACGCGCTCCTCGAGCTGAAGCTCAAGGCGGCGCAGAACCATATCGAGCGGCTCCTCGGCTACAAGATCGCGGAGACCTTTGGCGGTGCGGGGCAGGACCCGGTGCCGCCGTCGCTGGTCGAGGCGATCCTTCAGCTTGCCGCCTGGTGGTATGAGAACCGCGAGGCGGCCGGCCCCGGCGCGCGCGAGGTGCCCTTCGGCGTCCGCGAGATCGTCGCGGAATATCGGGAATGGAGCTTCTGATGGCGGACGACGGCGGCCTCGGCAAATTTCAGCGGCGCATGCAGGCGATCCCGAAGGCGGCGCGCGAGGCGGTGCGGCCCGCGCTCGTGAAGCAGGCCGAGCAGATGGCGGCCACCATGCGGGCGATCACACCGAAAGACACGGGCGACCTCGCGGGCTCCATCGCCGTGACCGGGCCGGGCGAGGCCACACCCGCCTATTCGCAGCCGGGCGGCTCCATGATGGTGGGCGAGAACCAGGCGGCTGTGACGGTGGGCAACAGCGACGTGCGCTATGCGCACCTGGTGGAATACGGCACCACGAAGAACGAGGCCAAGCCCTTCTTCTGGCCGGCCGTCCGGCTCCACCGCGCCAAGGCCGCAGCCGCCATCAAGCGGGCCGTGGCCAAGGCCGTCCGGGAGACGGGACGATGAGCGCGGAACTTGCCGTCCAGGTGGCTCTCCGGCAGCGCCTCGCGCTCGACGCGGGCGTGACCGCCCTTGTCCCGGCCGGGAACATCCTCGACGTGAACCAGCGCCCCGCGCCGTCGCCGTCCATCATCCTCGGCGAGTCGCAGGCGGTGGACGAGGGCGACAGCATCGCCCGGAACCGGCAAAGGATCTATCACACCGTCCATGTCTGGCAGAAGGAGCCCTCGCTCCAGGGCGTCAAGCGGATCTGCGGCGAGATCCGCCGCGCCATTCATGCCGACCGGCTGCTCCTCGCCGCGGGCTTCCACGCGGCCGATGCGCGGGTGGCCGACATGCGGCAGATGCGTGACCCGGACGGCTTGACCTCGCACGGCGTCGTGACGGTCGAGGTCCTCGTGCAGGAGGTGGCGTGATGCAGGCGGGCAAGCTCGCGCGCGTGATCGAGATCGAGGGCGCCACCTTCGCCACGGATGACTTCGGGACGCCGATCCCGACCTGGTCGCGGAAGGCCATCCTGCGCGCGGAGATCGTCACGGCCGAGGCCTCGGAGTTCATCCGCGGCTGGGGCGTGAGCGAGGAGACAGCCATCGTCTTTCGCACGCGCTTCCTCGACGGGATCACCATGTCCGACCGGGTGAGCTTCGACGGGCAGCATTTCAACATCAAGGGCGTGGTGCCCATCGGGCGCCGGAAGGGGCTCGAGCTGCGTTGCGTCGCCGTGGATGGAGGCTCCTGATGCGTGGCACGAAACCTCATATCCGGATCGAGCGGGAACCCCTCGGCGACAGGCCGCCGCCGGCCTGGCTCTCCGAGGATGCCAAGGCGGAATGGACGCGGATCGTGCCAATCCTGGCCGAGCGGAAGATCCTGACCGAGGCCGATCTCGGCAGTCTCGAGAACTACTGCCTTGCCATGGGCACCGTGCGGGAGATGGAGCGCGAGATCCAGCGCTGCGGCGCCATCCAGAAGGTCTACAAGGTGGACAAGGATGGTAACTCCTGCCTGGTCTCGATGCGCAAGAACCCGGCCGTGGCCATTCAGTCCGAAGCCATGAACCGCGCGCGGCTTCTGGCGGCCGAGATCGGCGCAACGCCGGTCTCCCGCTCCCGCCCGAGCGTGGATGAAGGAGACGACGACGATGGTCTCTTCGATTGGGCGGGTGCTTCGTGATCGTTCCCGGCTGGATCCAAGACGGTTCCGAGATCGCCGATCCTCTCGGCTACGGCGAGCGCGCCGTCAGGTTCCTGAAGATGCTCAAGCACCCGAAGAACCGGGCGCCCGGGCGGCCGTTCCAGCTCGACCCGTGGCAGGAGCGGATCGTGCGCCGGATCTACGGGCCGCGGCACTCGGACGGGACCCGGATCGTGCGCCGCGTCGTGCTGCTCCTGCCGCGCGGAAACCGGAAGACCGCGCTCTGCGCCGCCTTGACACTCCTGCACCTGATCGGCCCGGAGCGCGAACCGGGCGGGCTGATCGTCTCGGCGGCCTCCGCTCACGAGCAGGCGATGGAGCTGTTCAACGAGGCGGCCCTCATCGTGCAGAACGACCAGCGGCTCGCGAAGCGTCTGTCCGTTCGGGAGTACGTCTCGAAGATCTCGTTCAAGGACATGGGCACGCGCTACATCGCCGTGGCCTCGGATGGGAAGGTGCAGCACGGCAAGACGCCGAACGTCGTGATCGCGGACGAGCTGCATGCATGGGAGGGCCGCGCAGGGCTTCGGCAATGGGAGGCGCTCGACTCGGCGCTGGTGAAGGTCCCGGGCACCCTCATGATCGTGGCCAGCACCTCGGGCCGGGGGCAGGAGAACCTTGCCTGGCAGACGGTGGACTATGCGATCAAGGTCCAGAAGGGCGAGATCGACGATCCAGCAACTCTGCCGGTCATCTTCATGGCCGAGCCCGAAGACGACTGGACCGACGAGGATCTGTGGCGGCTGGTGAACCCCGGTCTGGCGCATGGATATCCCGACATTGAAGGCTTCCGCGACAAAGCCCGGAAGGCGGTTCACTCGCCGTTCGAGCGCGACAGCTTCCTCCAGTTCAACCTTAACCGCTGGCTCGATCAGACGACCTCGCCCTTTGTCGAGATGCACGTCTACGACGAGGGCGCGCACGAGGTGGACCTCGAAGAGCTGGAGATGGTGCAGGCGCCGTGCTGGCTGGGCGTGGACCTCTCGAAGAACGAGGACCTCACCTGCGTCGTGGCGGCATGGCAGGACGGGCAGGACGGCTACCAGGCCCATCCGTGGTTCTTCTGCCCCGAGGACAATCTCCGCGCCCGGGGCGAACGGCATGGCGTCGATTATGTCTCCTGGGCGGAGGAAGGCTTCATCATCCCGACCCCGGGCAACACCGTGGATCTTCGCGCGGTGGAGGCGCACATCCGCGAGCTCTGCGCTCGGTTCAACGTCCGCGAGATCGCCTTCGACCCGACCTATGGCCGGGCCATGATGGCGAACCTGACCGAGGATGCGCTTCCGGCGGTGGAGTTCCGGCAGGGGTGGGTGACCATGGCGCCGGCCGTGAAGGAGCTGGAGCGCGCGATCATCGGCCGGCGCTTCCGCCACGGGGGCCACCCCGTGCTGCGATGGAACTTCGGCAACGTGCAGATGCACATCGATCAGGCCGGGAACCGCTCGTTCCACAAGGGCAAGTCCGGCAACAAGATCGACGGGGCGGTGGCAACCGCAATGGCCGTGGCGCGGGCCGCCGCGGGCGAAGAGCAATTCACCACATCGGCGTCGTGGTTCACCGACGACATGTGGACCGCCTGAGGAGGGCACGATGGCAGGAGACCAGGAGCGGCTTGTGGTGCTCCTCGAGGCGCGGGTGCGCGACTTCGAGAAGAACTTCCAGCGGGCGGAGCAGCGTGGGACTCGGTCCTACAACCGCCTGCGGCGGGACTCGCGCTCGGCCACGCAGGCGATGGAACAGGACATGGTCCGCAGCACAGCGCGGATCAACCAGGCGCTCGCCTCGACCTCGGCCCGCATGGGCACCTTCGGCAAGGCCTTCATCGGCGGGCTCGCGGGCGGCGTCATCACGGCCGCCTTCGCCGGCATCTCGTCCAGCATCACCGACACCGTGCGCAGCGTGGCGCAGCTCGGCGACGAGGCGAAGCGCGCGGGCCTCTCGGCGCAGGCGTTCCAGGAATGGAAGTTCGTGGCCGAGCAGAACCGAATCGGGGTCGACAGTCTGGTGGACGGCTTCAAGGAGCTGTCCCTGCGCGCCGACGAGTTCATTGTGACCGGCGCCGGTCCCGCGGCCGAGGCCTTCCAGCGGCTCGGCCTCGGCGCCTCGGCGCTGCGCGACGGGCTGAAGGATCCGTCCGAGCTGATGCTGGAGATCATCCGCCGGATGGAGGGCCTCGACCGGGCGGCGCAGATCCGCGTGGCGGACGAGATCTTCGGCGGCACGGGCGGCGAGCGGTTCGTGGAGCTTCTCAGCCAGGGCGAGACCGGGCTCCGCAAGACGATTGCCCGGGCGCACGAGGCCGGCGCCGTGCTCGACGCGGAGATGATCCAGAGGGCCGCCGAGCTGGACCGCAAGTTCCAGGAGCTGACGACCACGGCCGGCAACTTCTTCAAGGCCGTCATGGTGGGGGCAGCGGAGGCCGCCGCGGAAGCTATCGACCTTCGCGCGCGGCTGGACGAGATCTTCCCCGACCGAGCGCAGGCCGATGCCCTCCTCGGCCCTGGGGTTGCCGACGCGCTCGCAGGGGACCGGGACGCGCTCGAGGCCCATGCCGAGGAGGTGGCGCGCATCCGCCAGGCCTACGAGCTGCTCGGCGACCGGGCCTCGGCCCTCATCCCCGAGATGCAGCAGGTGGCCGCCACGCTCGAGGCGTGGGGCTACGCCGAGGCCTCGGCCGAGCTGGCGGCCGTTGCCGAAGAGACGCGGCGGCTGGTCGAGGGAATGCGCGATGGCTCGATCACTGCCGAGGAGTTCGAGACCGGCCTCACCGGCGTGACGACCCGCGCCAACGCGGCCATGGCCGCTCTCGATGAAGTCGATCGAGCGCAGTTCTCGAACGTGATCGCGGGCATCGGCGGGCTTGCCACTGCCCTCGCTCGCGCGGTCGGGATCGCGCGGACGCTCCGGGATGCGCTGCCGGGCGGATCTGTTGCCACCTCGGACGACGAGCGCGGCGGCGACACCGGGAACGTGCGCAACGCTTGGACCGGCACGCAGAACGCGCCGAAGACCTCGCCGCGCCCGCAGCGGCCGGGGGTGGACAGCTACGGCGACTTCCTCGGCGCCGGCGCCTCCAAGGCTGGCGGCGGCGGAGGATCGGCCCCGAAGTCGGAATATGCCGGGCAGGTCATCTCCACCCGGGAGGCGACGGCGGCGCTGGAGGCCGAGGCGGCGGCGCTGAACGCGGCCGAGACCTCGATGCAGGGCTATGCCGATGTGGCCGCATATGCCTCGAAGCGGGCCGAGCTTCTGGTCGCGGCGCAGAAGGATGGGATCGAGATCACGCCGCAGCTCGCGGCCGAGATCGACCGGCTTGCGAAGGACTATGTGAAGGCCGGGCATGGAGCCGACGAGGCGCGGGAGCGGCACCAGACGTTCGAGGATGCGCTCAACGAGTCCAAGACGACCATGGAGGGGGCCTTCAAGGGGCTGGTGACCGGCGCGCTGAGCTTCGGGGATGCCCTGAGCACGGTCGCTGCCAAGCTGGCCGACATGATGCTGAGCCAGGCCTTCCAAGGCCTCTGGAGCGGCGGCCTTGGCGATGCCGTGAAAGGGCTTCTCGGCGGCCTCGGCTTCTCCTCGGGCGGCTACACCGGCCCCGGCGGGCGCCTTGAACCGGCAGGCATCGTCCACAAGGGCGAGGTTGTCTGGAGCCAGAACGATGTGGCGCGGGCCGGCGGCGTGGCGGCCGTGGAAGCGATGCGGCGCGGCGCGCGGGCGGCGGCGGGCGGTCCCTCCGGCGGATCGGCTGGCGCCATGGGCGGCAAGTCCGAGGTGCATGTCGAGGTTACGCTCTCGCCCGATCTCGAGGCGCGCATCCTGCAGAAGGCGGAAGATCGGGCGACCCAGATCACGACGGCCGGGATGAACCAGGTGGACAGGAACATCCCCGTGCGCATCCAGCAATACCAGCGCAACCCGGACAGGAGATGGTGATGGACCCGATGAAGCGTCTTGAGCGCCAGCTCTGCGCGGCCTTGGCCGAGGTCGCAGCGGGCCGCAATCCTCCGGTGCCGGAGGCGGGCCGGGTGCTGTGGCAGGCCTTCTGGCAGCTTTCCCGACGCCGCACCTATCACGCCGCGGGGCCGAACCCTCTCAGTTGGACCGAAATCGAGGCGTGGACCCGGCTGATGCGGACGCCGTTCGAGCCGCACCATGTGCGGATCCTTGCGGCCTTGGACGATGCATTTCTCGACCATCTCGATGCGAGCCGCGGCGGCTCATCGCCGGCGATGCATGAGCGGTCGGGGCACCCCCTCACCCCCGAGCTGATGGACGCGCTCTTCGGCTGATGAGACAGGGTTGGCGCGCCCTGCGGCTCAGCATGCCGCGCCAGCGCCCCGTTACTCGGCGAGTGGGAAAACCCCGAGAGAGCGCGGCCTATACGCCTCCATGCGTGGCGCGGCGCGGATCGTCACGAGGTGGGGACCTTGGGGGCGATCAGGGCACCTGCGGCGGATCGCGGCGGGTGCGGGGACCGGGGCGCGGGGGATCCGCGTCCCGGAACCGTCCGATGAGCCGCCATAGCGGCGGGCCCGGCGATGCTTCAGCCTTCGCGATGGACCAGCGCCCTCGTGCATTCTGCGACTAGCTGGAGGAATTCCTGTCGGCGCTCCATCGTCGGGCCGCGATTCCCGTTCGACTCCTCCCACATGGCAAGCGCCATTTCATAGGCGACTCTGTGTCTGCCGTCACTCGTCGTGACGTGGCGTGACTTTTCGGACATAGCAAATACCTCCTACAGGGGAACTTAACTGTCTACTTTTATCACTTGTCTACGTCAACAAACAGGCTGTCAGCGGGCATTCCGGGCACATCGTCCGAAATCAATATCGGCGTTTCCATTCCCATTAGCTGCATGATTCCGCCGCCTATGGTCACGCTGAATCCCGCATCAGCGAGGAAAGCTGCCAACTTGCGAGCAGCAGCCTCCGAGTGTCGCGAGCCGACCCAAAAGACCGTTACCTGTCTCCGCGCGCCCAGTTCCTTGGCAATGGCGGTCATTTGAGCGCCGTTCATTTCGTATTGCTGCTTGCCGTAAAAGTTGTTCGTCGGCCCCATGTTGCCGAAAACATTTCCCCGGTTAACGTAGTTGTCGCCTGACACTTTACTCTCACCTTTCTTGTAGCACCTGTGACTAAAATACAGCGCGGCAGTATATGCCACTACGGCTGCGCCAACTGACACTAAGCCGGTCTTCGTAGTCATCCATTCTATGGAAAAGACGAGAGGGGCCCTTGCTTCCGGCCACAACTCCGATAATGCGATCCATATAGGTAATACAACTATTGGTGCGCCGCCAAGCCACTTTAGAAACCCGAAAGCTGTTCGGCATGATTCAGTACTCAAGACCGTACTCTCACTTTCGCACAGATTTGGCCGCTTCTAAAAGTACTCGCACCATCTCCGGCCGAGAAGGCACCGGATCAAGTCTGGCACGCTCCTCATCCAGCCACGCCAGCATGTCCGGCGGCAAGCGCAAGTTGATCGATGTAGAGTTGACCGGCGGCCGTCCGATCCTCTTCTTTGCTGTTTCAGGCACCAGAAACCTCTTGACTGGTTCGCCTTTATGGTGCCAGAAAGAGAGCGGGCGGACAAGGTGCTACCAACACCCAGCCGCCCTAACCGAAACCCTGTTCCTGAGGAGAACAGAGAATGGCTGCTCACTGCCATAACACCCCCGGCTTGCCTTGTGAAAGCCTTCACGAAATCCGCGACTGCCTGATCCTCGCGCTCGACGCGACCGAGGATCCGCGCGGCTACACCCAGCCCGAGCGCGAGGCCCGCAGCTACATGCGCACCGCCCTGCGGCGCACCGAGCGCCTGATCGGGAGGGCGTGACGATGCAGACCATCACCCGCCGCACCGCGCTCGCGGTCCCTCTCGCCTGCGCTGGTGGCGCTCTGGCGATGCCGCCGGCCGAAGAGACGGCGATCATGGCGCTCTATCGCCGCTTCTGCGCACTCGGCGCTGCCGCCGCGGCGCATCCATCGATGGACGATCAGGAGCTCGACCGTCTGTTCTATATCGAACAGGGTGAGATCGAGGATGCCATCATGGCTGCTCCGACCACTACGGCGCTGGATCTCGCGGTGAAGATGCTGGTCGCCTACGATCACGGGCAAATCGACTGTCTGAGTCACGACCGCCATCCGCTCTGGATCGAGGTCCGCACGATGGTCGGGAGGGCGTGATGATGCAGACCATCACCCGCCGCGCGGCCTTGGCTGCCCCGCTCGTGCTTGCCGCTACCATCCCGGCCGCCGAGGCGCAGCCGCAAGAGACCCCCGTCCTGCGCCTGTTCCGGGAGTGGCAAGCCCTAGACGATGTGCTCGACGCGCTGCCGAGCGACATTTCGGAGGAGGTCCTCGAAAGTATGATCGATGACCTTCATGCCTTGGAGGAGCGTCTCTTAGACACTCATAGCCAAGGTGCACTCGACATCGTGGCCAAGGCATCAGTGGCGGCGCGCTTCGGCCTTTCGAGCGGCACTGACCACGATCATCTGATGTGGGTTGAGGCTCGCGAGCTTCTGGGGAGGGCCTGACCGTGGCCGCGCGCGCGCCCAAGAAAGTCAGAGACTCACCCCGCACCCCAAGGCTTGACGGCCTGAAAGATCCCTATACCGAAAGGAAAGAGGCGCGGCACACAGCAGTCCGCGCGCACGTCCGTGAAAATCAGCGACTCACCCCGCACCCCGAGACTTGACCGCTGCCTAAAAGTTCCGATGAAGGAAAAGGCGGTGCTAAAGGAAACCTGCGCTCATGTCCGAGACTCATGATAGTTCCAGCGACCTTCTGACGACCAGGGAAGCGGTCGCCTACCTAAAGTCGCGGGGCATTCATACCAGCCGCTCCGGCTTGGATGGAGCATTCCGGGACGGTCGGCTCACGCGAGTGGCGGTGCGTGGCCGAACCCGCATCCTCTATCGCCCGAGCGACCTTCTGGGCGCGTTTGTAATCGGAGAGGTCAAATGCCCCTCAAGCTGCTCAAGCGCGGCTCCGTATACTACCTCCGCGGGACCGTCGCAGGACACCGCGTATACGAAAGCACTCGAATTGGCGACAAGCGCCAGGCGGAGATCTTCCGGGCGCGCCGCGAAGCAGAACTCATCGAACGTGCGGGCTCTGGAAAGGCCCTGACTTACACCTTCGCCGAGGCTGCGCTCTGCTACATGCAGGCCGGAGGCGAAGGCCGTTATCTGGACCGCATCATCAAGCATTTCGGCCCGCGCTTTCGAATCGCCGATCTGGACAATGATGCGGTCAACCGGGCGTCCATCGCGCTCTATCCGAATGCGGCGCCGGCCACCATAAATCGCCAGCTCGTGACGCCGATCTCGGCCGTTTACTCTCTCGCGGCCGATGATGGAAAGGCTCCGCCGCGCCGCTTTCGCCGCCGGCCGGAGCCGAAGGCGCTTCCTCGATGGCTGACGCCTGAGGAGGCCGAGCGGCTCTTGGCGGCGTGCGACCGGCGCCTGTTGCCGCTTGTTGCGTTCCTGCTGGGAACGGGTTGCAGGACGGGCGAGGCGCTTGGCCTCGCCGTTCAGCACCTTCACATCGAGACCCGCCAAGCGCATGTCGGGATCACGAAGAACGGCGACGGGAAGATGGTCTCCTTTCCGACGCGCACCAAGAGGATCCTTGCCGCCTGTGGTTTGCCCGAGGCTGGGGCCGTCTTCCGCACGCCGAAGGGGCGCCCTTACAGGCTCGTGAACGGCGACGGCCAGAAGCTCGGCGGCCAGATCAAGGGGGCCTTCGATGCCGCTCGGACTGCGGCCAAGCTCGGCGAAGACGTCACGCCTCACACACTGCGGCATACGTTCGCCACCTGGCACTATGCCGTCAACAAGGACCTGATCCTCCTGATGGAGCGCGGCGGCTGGAAGAGGGCCGACTTGGCGATCGGATACACCAAGCTGGCGCCGGACGACCTGCCTCGGCGGCTGCTCGATCACGGATGGGACATGCGTGCACAATCCGTGCACGGTGATGAAGTCTCGGATAATTTTGGGAGTAAGATCAGTGTCTTGCGATAA